GCTTTCATACTTACAGCCTTTTTGGGTGTATTGTGGAATACTGTTATTATAAATCAACAAAAATCAAATACTATGAGAATAGAGAATTCTCAAGAAGTAGTTAAAAAAATATTAGAAGAATATAATAATAAGGGGTTAAAATGATTTTAAAGGGTAAAAGTTCATCAACCAACTGCCTCAATCTTAGAATAAAAATAGCATTTTTTTGTATTGGCATTTTAATTGGAGCTTTTGGAAGTTTATTCTGGCAAGAAATATTATCCCCAGCAAACATTATCGGAAGGCACACAATAACAGAAGAAGAATTGCACCTTTTACAATCAGAAACAAGAGAAAAATTATTAAGGTATGTAGAAGGAAAATGGAGATCTTCGATTGGAGATTTAATAGTTAATATACACGACACTGATATAAACGGTAGTTTTTTAGTTATAGAAAATACTACAATACAGCCTAAAAAGGCAGAAAAATTTAAAGTAATATCTATTGATAAAGTAGACGGTTTATTTGGTATAATCGAATTGACGTTATGCAGTGAAAATGGCGCTTGTAATGACGAAAATAGAATACCTATTCAAATTAATAAAGTTTTTGGAATTAAAAATACTATAACTATTTCTTACGATAGAAGGTTTTCTTATTGTATAAACGGAGTAGACTGTACTAGAGCTTTTAAAGAAGTAAAAGAATTCTAATATCTATAGATCAACCGGGGTACATACTTATCTTATTTTCATTTTTATAAAAAGTAAAGCTTTTTTTTAATTTTACTTTTCTCGTAATAGGGGTAGAATAGAACTTTTACAACCTTTCATTTTCGTTATGTTCTATCTTGACACAAAATATCTGAAACTGCTTTCTGTAAAATTGGACGGTTTCGTTCAAAAGAAACAAGACCTTTGGAATTGCAGGTGTCCATATTGTGGAGATTCTGCTAAAAAGAAATCCAAAAAAAGAGGATTCTTTTATAAAAAGGCAGACAACCTTTTCTTCCGCTGTTTTAATTGTGAAATTTCTACAACTTTCTATAAAGTATTAGAATATCTTGACCCTTTCCTAGCTAAAGAATATTCTTTGGAAAGATTTTCTGCTGGATCAAGTAAACACGGAAATTATTCAAAACCAAAAACGGTAGAATTCAAAAAACCAGTTTTTAACAAAACCCCCACGCTAAATATTCCTGCTATTAGTTCTTTGTCTGAAGATAATCCCGCAAAACGTTATATCCTAGGAAGAAAAATACCAAAAGGTCAACATAAAGACCTTTATTTTGCTGAAGACTTTAAAAGTTTCGTAATAAGTATTAAACCAGATTATGAAAAAGAATTGGTTGATAACGATCCCAGAATTGTTATTCCGTTTAGGAACGAGAATGGTGATATTTTCGCTCTTCAGGGGAGAGCTTTGAATAAAAACCCTTTGAGGTATATTACAATAAAATTGGATGAAGATAAACCGAAAATATTTGGTTTAGATAGGTTAAATAAAAAAGAAACAATATATGTGACAGAAGGTCCAGTAGATTCTATGTTTCTCAAAAACGCTATTGCTACTGCAGATTCTAATTTGACCGTTGCTGAATATTTGGGAAAAGAAAAATTGGTTTTGGTGTTTGATAACGAACCCAGAAATACGAGTATTGTGAAACAAATAAAGAAAGCGATAGATAAAGGGTTTATGGTTTGTTTATTTCCTTCTAGTTTTCATGGTAAAGATATAAATGAAGCGGTATTGAATGGATTTACTAAACCTCAAATTCAACGTATAATAGAAGAAAATACGTTTGAGGGGTTGCGCGCAGAATTGGAGTTTAATAATTGGAAAAAGTGCTAGAACATCTTAATTCTTGGAAAGAATTTGTTTCTACTCCAAGAAAAGAGTTAAATGATTTTCCTATTTGTCCGTTTGCTAAAAATGCGGAAATTCTGTTTGATATAATTGAATCAGAAGAAATGTTACTAATACAAGTTTTGAAAAGAGAAAGAAGTTCAAAACAACTGTTTATGTTTATTGATATTAATAATGTATTAACTTATACGATAGCAAATTATTTAATTGATTTTTATAATAGCATTTCTAGAGATTATCAATATTTTGTAGATGATGTTAACAATCCGCAATTTATGAATAGCGTTAATACTAGCAATAGTAAATATCTCATAATAATAGGTCAAAGAAACGATATACTAAATTTCTCTAGAGAGAAATTGATGAAAACTGGATATTATAAATTCTTGGAAAAAAAATATTTGAAAAAAATAGGAGTAGATGTGGAGAAAATTAATGATTGAAGCAAAAATTATTAAAGATAGTATTTCACCAGAAGGTATTAGGGTTACGACTTTCGAACTGAAATATCTAAGGTTTATTTTAGCAGAGTTTACTTAAAACTTCTGTCATTATAAATAATGGATAAGGAGGTCCGTTATGTTTAAAGAAAACAAATATAAAAAAATCTATTTTTCAATTGTAGAAAATTCAAAGAATAAAACTTATGATGGATATACTGAAAATCATCATATAATACCAAAATGTTTAGGGGGTTCAGATGATAAAGAAAACCTGATAAAACTCTCTGCTAGAGAGCATTTCATTTGCCATCTTCTTTTAACTAAAATGTCTGACGATGATAAATTAAAATATGCTTTTATATGTATGCGAGTTTCTAATGGAAATCAAGATAGAAATTATAAAATAAATTCTTGGGTATATAGTTTATTAAAAGAGTACAATTCCCAATTATGTAAAGAAAAATTTACTGGTAGAGTTTGTCCAAACGAAAATAAAGAAAAATATTATGATCCCTTGACGGGAATTTCAAAATTTTATGAAAAGGGTGCTCAACCCGATAATTGGATTAAAGGTTCTTCTCCAGAAACTAAGAAAAAGTTTTCTGGTATGCATAAAAATAATGTTTATTACCATAACCCAAAAACTGGAAAAGTTATCTCCATAAAAAATTTTGATACCCCTCCGGTGGGATATGTTAAAGGAAACCCAAATGCTAATAAAGGAAATGATAAGAATGTAGGTAAAATTAGTTGTTATTGTAATATAACTGGTATTGTTTTAAAAATTGATAAAAATAATATTCCTGAGAATTATACTATAGGAACACCTTTTGTTTGGATCAATAATGGAGTAGATTCAAAAATGATAAACAAAATAACTGATTGTTTACCAGATGGGTGGAAGTTTGGTAGATTAAACCTAAAAACTTCATTGACAATTTTAAACAAAACTGATAAAATGATAGAAACTCCTCTAGGTATTTTTAATAGTCCGAGAAGATTTTGTGAAAAATATAACTGTGATATTAGTTTTTTTGATAATTTAAATACGAAAATAAGAAAAAATAGAAAATCATTATATTTTTTAGTTTCAGAATTAGAAATGATTGGGTATAATTTTAATAAAACAAAAAAAGAGAATGGGTTTAAATATGTCTAAAAAGAATGATAATGGCGGAATTAGTGCTAAAATTATTTGCGATAGTATCTCTCCTTTAGGGGTTAGGTTAACAACTTTCGAGCTTCGTTATTGTAGGTTCATTTTATCTGAGTTCAACACACATAGAGTATTTTCTAGAAATTCCGCTTCATCCAGAGCAATCCCAGTTAAGAAAATGATTGCTGATGTTATTTCTGACCCAGTTATTCCAGTTTTTTGGGGTAAGAATCAACCCGGGATGCAAGCAAAAGAAGAACTATCTGGCGGGGAACTGTCAATCGCTAAATTTCTTTGGAGTTTTGCTAGATACCCTGCTTGTTTAGTCGCTTATGCTTTAAATAAAATTGGATTGCATAAGCAAATTTCTAATAGAATTATTGAACCTTGGATGTGGACTAAGACTATTGTAACATCTACTGAATGGGATAATTTCTTTGAATTAAGAATGCATAGCGATGCTCAACCAGAAATTTATGCCCTTACTTGTGAAATGTATGGAGAATATCTTAATTCAGTTCCTACAAAATTGAATTATGGGGATTGGCATTTACCTTACGTTACAGATAATGAAATTTGTAATAATCTTATGGTTGATTGTATTAAAATGTCGGGAGCAAGATGTGCTAGGGTGAGTTATCTAACTCATGATGGAAAAAAACCATCAAAAGAAAAGGATTTTAAATTGTATGACGATTTGGTTGGTTCTGTACCAATTCATGCTTCTCCAACAGAACATCAAGCAACTCCAACAAAAGATAAAGAATATCATAAAAACTTTAGGGGTTGGAAACAACATAGGGCAGATATTGAGTATAAATTTAATAAAGGTGAATAAAATATGAATAAGGCAAGTAAAGTTGATTTAAATCGTTATAAAGAGTTTGTTGCTTCGGTAACATCTAATGAATCTAATGACGTAGAATTCTTTATCAATAGGGTAAAGGAATTACAACACCAAAAGGTTGCTAATATTCCGCTACTATTGACTGCTGGTATTGGACTTGCTTCTGAAGGTGGTGAGTTCGACGAAATTGTTAAAAAGGTTTTGTTTCAAGGAAAACCTTTGGATGAAGATACCAAGTATCATCTATATAGAGAACTTGGGGATATTGCTTGGTATTGGATTAATGCTTGTCGTGCATTGGATTTAGATCCAAATGACGTTATCAGAGAAAACGTTAATAAGTTGATTAATAGGTATCCTGCTGGACAATTCGATGTTCATTATTCGGAAAATAGACAAGATGGCGATCTATAATGAATGATAAGGTTTATCTGTTGCTAGAAGAACATAGATTTATCAAACCAAGAAGATTTACTATAATTGCGGCTTACGATAGTCCAGAATCAGCAATGAAAGATTATAAAAGTTATAGTAAACACATAACCTGTGATGAATATCCTTATCTAATTAAATTAGAAGAATGGGACGTAAAGAATGGATTTAAAAATTAAAAAACTTATATTTGAAGCAAATGGATTCTATCAGGATTGTTGCGATGCTGATACCATTTGTTTTGAAGAAAAAAATTTAATTAAATTTGTTGAACTCTTAATAAGAGAAAGTGAAGAATCCGAAGACATTGATTTTATTACAGTTCAAAATCTATTAGAATACTTTGGATTTTTGAATGATACTAAATAAAATTACCACGAATTTACAAGAACAAGAAGTTGACATTGAACAACTCTCAAATACCGATATTTACATATCAGGAAATTTAGATATTGATAGTCTAGAAGAAGTATTTGCTTCTTTGGATGGATACAAGATAGAATTTGTAAGAGAAGAACCAATAACATATAATTAAGGAAGAACAATGGAAGAATATCTAGGCATTAAAATTTCACCAGAGCGAGATAATTTATTTGACTCGTTGGGCATCAAAAGACTTCAAGAATCTTATATGAAAGATACAGAAACGTCTCCACAAGAGCGATTTGCTTTTGTTGCAAAATCTTTTGGCTCCAATTTAGAACATGCTCAGAGATTATATGATTATGCTTCCAAGCACTGGTTAAGTTTTGCTACTCCAATTCTTTCATACGGTAAGTCTAAAAATGGACTACCAATTTCTTGTTTTGCTGAAGGAACTTTAGTTAATACTAAAAATGGATTACTTCCGATAGAACTTCTTAATGTTGGAGATGAAGTTCTATCGGACGATGGAACATATAACCCGATAGAAAAGATTAAATCGGAAGATAGTCAAGATTTATACGAATTAGAATTTATGGGAGAAGTTTTTGTTGTGACAGGTAATCATTTAATTCAGACCAGAGAGGATGGTTGGGTTCGGGTAGATGAACTTGATTTAGATTATCATAATATTGTTCGATTAAAGGATTAGTTTTTTCAATAAAAAAGAATCCCAATTCTCTTGGAGTTTTTCCTATTATATTTTTGTTGAGTTTAGGGTTCTTTTTTGTGTGGTGAGAATTGAATGGTTTATCAGCGTTTTTACAATAATGAGCAAAATCGTAAATACAAGTAAAAATTCCAAAAGGAGTAATATAAATTCCGTCTTTAATTCTTTTTAAAGATTTTCCTTCTTTTCTTGTATCATCATAATATTTTTGTATAGATTTTGCTAAATTTTTGTTATGAGTTTCTGGACGATTTTTTGAATATGAAGACATTTTTGTAGTGTCTGATTTTTTACTTCCAGAACAAGCGATGCTTTGTTTTATTCTATTTTCTTCTATAGAATAGAAATCGGTTTTGAGTTTTGATAGTTTTTGTCTAGTTTCTGGTAATACGTTTGGGGTTCCATCTTCTTTATATCCTCTGGTATAAACCCCCTTTCTCTTATCTGAAAGGTCTTGCTTTATTCTAGATATTAGTTTAGAATTGATTGATTTTAATGATAAATGTTTTGTGTGTTTTTGATTGATTGTTCTTAGTATTGATAATGTTTGAGAAACAGTATTATATGCTTTCCATAATAAGATATGAGCAATAATATGTTGACGATAAGTTAAGATTGCCTTATTCCAAGGATATTTTTTAAACGAGTTATATTCTGGAAACATATCTTTAGATTTTGGTAAAATGTGATGATTTTCTACATAAACTAATTCTTCCTGGGTTTTTGTGGCATTTGTTTCTGTGCATTTGTTGATGAAGTTATAATACTTTAATAAGTAGTGGTAGTTGTTTGATTTTGAATTCAAAATTGATAAGATTTCCAAAGTTTAATTCCTCTAAATAAATATATTTAGTTGTTTTTTAATTTATATAGTAGATAAAAGGTAAAAAAATGAATTTTAGTTTAAAAAAACTTGATATTTCTAAAAAAGTTTATGATATTCAAGTAAAAAATAATCCAACATTTACGGTTGGAAGGAGTAAACTTGTTGTCCATAATTGCTTCCTTTCTTACATGCAAGACTCTTCTTCTGGTCTTGTTGATACTCTTTCTGAGGTTAATACTCTTTCGATGCTTGGTGGTGGAGTTGGTATTGGTGTAGATATTCGTTCGGCAGATGATAAATCTGTTGGTGTTATGCCCCATTTAAAAATCTACGATGCGTCTTGCCTAGCGTATCGTCAAGGTAAGACTCGCAGGGGTTCGTATGCGGCATATCTAAGAATTGATCATCCCGATGTTTTAATGTTCCTCGAAATGCGTAAACCAACAGGTGATCAAAATATTAAATGCTTAAATCTTCATCATGGGATTATTGTGACAGATAAATTCATGAATATTATCGAACAATGTATGATTGACCCGGACTTTGATGATTCTTGGAACCTTTATGATACCCATAATCCAGACAAAATAAAAGAAACTGTTTCTGCAAAAGAACTTTGGCAAAAGATTATTGAATTAAGAATGCAAACTGGCGAACCATATATATTGTTTATTGATACTGCTAACGAACAAATGCCAGAATTTCAAAAAAATCTGGGATTGGAAATTAAACAAAGTAACATTTGTTGTTTGGTTGGAGAATCTGTATTAGAACTTTCTTGCGATCCTTCCGAAGAATTATCTTTTTTTGAGAATATAGAGTCTGTCGTTGAAAAATATAATTTGGGGTATTATGACAATCTTTATGTTAAGAGTTTTAATACCGAAACTAAAGAAATTGAATGGAATCTGGTAAATGGTGCTAAAATTTCTGGAGAAGTGGAAGAACTTTATGAAATAGAAACCCCATTAGGGAATATTATTGAATGCACTCCAGAACATTTAATTTGGACTGTTAATAGAGGATATATTATGGCAAAAGACTTAGAAGAAACTGATGAATTGCGTGAATTAGATTATTACGAATATTTCGTAGAAAATAGTTAAATCAATATGTTCTGAAATTCTGCTTCTTATAAATACTAATATATTAATATGGAGCAGAATCATGAACTACAAACAAATTTACAGAAATATTATAACGAAAGCTAAAATAGAAAATAGAAAAAAGAACTCAGGTACTTATTACGAAGAACATCATATAATACCCGAATGTCTTTTTAAAAATAGAAGTAGAAAGGGCGTTTGTGGTTTTATTGAAGGAAATCCAGAAGATAGTAATAATAAAATATTATTAACCGCAAGAGAACATTTTATTTGCCACGTTCTTCTATATAAGATATATAAAGATACGAAATATGGGTATAAAATTGGAAGTTCTTTATTGTTCTTTTTCTCGAAAGTAATAGATCCTTCGCATCCAAGATTAACAAATTTTAATCATCAAAGCAGAAAATATGAGAAATATAGATTACTTGGTTTGGAAAGTATTTCCAAAGCAAATAAAGGATTTATGACTGCTAGAGATTCAAATACTGGTGAACTTGTTGGAAGAGTTTCTGTAAACGATTCAAATGTTCTTTCTGGTAAATGGGTTCATCATACTAAAGGAAGGAAAATTTCTGAAAAAGAAAAAAAGAATAGAAAATCCCAAACTGGGAGTAATAACACCAATTTTAAAGAGTTAAATGAAGAAAGGAAAAATAGAGTTTTTAAAGTTTTAGAAAGTAGTTTAATAGAAAATCATTTAAAAATATCCCTTTTTGATGATAATTTAAAAAAAGAATTTAAAGAATTTAAACGAATTAGTGTAAAATGGATTACAAATAATTTTGGGTGTTATGAAAATTTAATTAACGAGTATAATTCTAAATTCAATGGAAATATTCAATATAATCCATATTTTAGATCAACGGAACAAAGAACAAAAGCGACAGAATTTAATAACTCGAAGGTAAATAAAAATGATTAAGATTAGAAAAAAAATTGTTGAAAAGACTAAAGTTTATGACATATCGGTTGAAAAAGTTAACAATTTTTTCGCCAACAGAGTTGTGGTCCATAATTCTGAAATTCTTCTTCCAACTGACCACGAAAGAACTGCGGTTTGTTGTTTGTCTTCGGTTAATCTAAGATATTATGATGATTTTAAAGATAATTATCAATTCTTTCGTGACGTTGCGGAAATGTTGGATAATGTACTAACAACTTTTATTGATAATGCTCCAGAAGCAATTTCAAGAGCAAAATATTCAGCAATGAGAGAAAGAGCGATTGGTATTGGAACGCTAGGATTTCATACTTATCTGCAACAAAATAGTATTCCTTTTGAATGTGCTATGGCAAAATCCAGGAATATGCAGATATTTAAGAATATAAGAGAAAAACTTGAAAGGGCGAATTATGAATTGGGTTTTGAAAGGGGAANTNGTCCAGATTTTGAAGAAGGGTATAGAGGAGAAAATGAAACATTTAAGAGATTTTCCCATTTAATGGCAATCGCGCCAACTGCATCTACTTCTATTATTATGGGTAATATTTCGCCTTCTATAGAACCTATTAGGGCAAATGCATATCGTCAGGATACTATGTCTGGCTCTCATTTGAACAAGAATCACGTACTCGACGAGTTAATTAAAGAAAAGATAAAGGGTAACTCCAAACTAGACTACGATTCTATTTGGTTGGATATTATTTCTAATGACGGTTCTATACAACATATGGATATGTTTACTGATGAAGAAAAAGAAGTATTCAAAACTGCGATGGAAATTGATCAACGTTGGGTAGTGGATTTTGCTGCGGATAGACAAAAGTTTATTGACCAAACTCAGTCGTTGAACTTATTTTTCAGACCAGACGCGCATATTAAATACCTTCATGCGGTTCATTTTAAAGCTTGGAAAGAAAAATTACCAACGTTATATTATTGCCGTTCTGATAGCTTAAAGAAATCTGATAAAGTCTCTAAACAAATTGAAAGAAATATTATTGAAGAAATCAACCTTCAGGATATTATTTCTGGTGAAGAATGTTTGGCTTGTAGTTCATAAAAATGAATTATTTAAAAATATATGACAAATTATGTTTTGTTGGCAAGTTGGAAAGAACTTGTGTAGAAGTTTTTGAGACACATCACATAGTACCAAGATGTTTAGGTGGAACTGATTCTTCGGAAAATTTTAAAAGAGGAATAACTAAAAAGAATATGATTAAAAACATAAGGTAAAATAATATGGTAAAAAGGAAATTGAAATTAACAGATACTAGAACAACATTCAAACCGTTTACTCATCCAGAATTTTATGAGTATTGGTTGAATCACGAACGTATGCATTGGATTCACACTGAAGTAGAATTAGTTCAAGACATTAAAGACTGGCAAAATAATGTAACAGAAAAAGAAAAGAGTTTTTTAACTAATATTTTTAGGTTTTTTACTCAATCCGATATTGATGTTGCTGGAGGGTATGTAAAAAATTATTTACCTATTCTTCAACAACCAGAACTTAGGATGATGTTGTTAAGTTTTGCTGCTAGGGAAGCAGTTCATATTGCCGCCTATTCTCATTTAATTGAAACTCTAGGAATGCCGGAATCCACATATACAGAATTTTTAAAGTATGATGCTATGAAAAATAAGCATGATTATATTGAATCTTTTGTTGGTTTAGATACTAAACGTATTGCTCAACAAATTGCTTTATTTTCTGCATTTACTGAAGGTATGCAATTATTCAGTTCTTTTGTAATGCTTTTGAATTTCCCAAGAAGGGGTAAAATGAAAGGAATGGGTCAGATTATTTCTTGGTCTATCCTTGACGAACAACTTCATTGTGAAGCAATGATAAAAGTATTTCGTATTTTTATCGAAGAAAATCGGGACATTTGGAACGACGAACTTAAATCAGAATTATACTCAATAGCTGAAAAAATGGTAGAGTTAGAAGACGCTTTCATTGATATTTGTTATGATATGGGTGAATGCGAAGGGTTGAATATTGAAGATTTAAAGAAATACATCCGATATATTTGTGATCGTAGACTTATTTCTATGGGGCTGAAAGGTGTTTTTAAAGTTAAAAAGAATCCGCTTCCTTGGGTAGACGAAATGATTTCTGCTCCACAGCACACAAATTTCTTTGAAAATAGAGCTACTGCCTACGCAAAGGGTGCTTTAAGCGGTGGTTGGAAAGACGTATGGGCTTGAGTAAAATGTATATAAATAATTTCATTTTTAAAAGGAATTATTTGTATGAAAAAAGTTATTTCAACCCTATGCGACAATTGTGATTCGGATTTTTCTTTATCTTTTAATGAAAATTTAGTAAAAGATCATGAAGAAGTATTTTGCCCCTTTTGTGGCGAAATAATAGAAACGATAGAAGAAGACATCCCGGAAGAAGAAGATTATATTTCTCAAGAAGAAATGTGGGATTAATCCCATGTCTTGGTTGTATGATAAAGAACCTTTCGAAGATCCCCAGGACTACTGGGGATTTGTTTATATAATAACCAATNTTTCTAATAATAAAAAATATATTGGAAAAAANCAATTTTACTTTAAAAAATANAAAACAGTTAAAGGAAAGCGAAAAGGTTATCTNGCAGAATCTGATTGGAAATGTTATTTCGGTTCTTCAGAAACTTTAAAAGAAGAAGTTTCTGGTTGTGGAGAAGACAATTTTAAAAGAGAAATATTGAAATTGTGTAAATCTAAATCTGAATGTACTTACTGGGAAACCAAATACCAATTCGAGTTCGATGTTCTTTTGAAACC